CGCTATATACCGTACCGCCGTAAGGGTGAGTTTGAGTTCGGTCCAATACCTTCCTATAACCCCGGCTCCGTAGAGATGGAGTCCACGATGGAACGCCAGGCGGATGCTTTGGTCGGCTTGGACTTTAACGATCCAATTAGCCAGACTCGCCGTCAATTCCTGGTGGACAAGTACCTAGCGCACTGCGCTGAGGTGCTGCGAATGGCGTATCGTTGTTATCAGCGATTCGGACCGGACGAAATCTTCTTCCGCGTAACAGGTAGCCCCGATGCGCAGGTATTCAACAAAGGCAACCCGGACGAAAATTTTGACTTAATAATTTCATATGACGTACTCAACACTGATCCCCAAGCTCAAGAAAATAAACTTAACCAGATTGTATCGCTTACGCAGTTGGATCGCAATGGTCGGATCGACGTTAATAGACTTCTGGACGTGGTTGCGAGCAGCATTGACCCAGTTCTTGCGGACGCTATACTCCAGCCTGCGGAACAAGCTCAGGAGCAAATAGTCAAACAAGTAACCGACGATTTGACTAAGATATTTGCTGGCATCGAAATGCCCGCCCGTCCTAACGGTGCGCAAATCGCAATGGGACTCATCCAGCAATACGCCCAACAACCGGACATACAGCAACGCTTACAGGAGGATGAAGCTTTCCGGGCTAGACTAGAGAAGTACCAAGGTCAGTACGTGTTCCAGATGCAACAACTCCAGAACGCTCAAATCGGTCGAATTGGTACACCACCCGCACAAATGGGTGATGTTCAAACTCAACAGATACAGTAATGGCTGTTGGTATGAATCTTTCACCCGCTGCGTATGCGACAAAGCGGGCTAATGATAAACTCTTTGGATTCCGAATCCGGACAAAGTTATCCCCAGGGGAGGATAAGTTCTTTAAGGGTAGACCAGAGGTTACTGGTATGGCTGCAGAAGACAATACGATCATACTGAATCCATACAGTTCTTTGTCTAAAAAGGAACAAGGATTTGTTGCTCAGAATGAAGCATTGAGACTCAAGATGAGGAAGGATGACTTTGATCCAAAGTTTGAAGTTACTGATGAGCAAAAAGAATTTTTCAAGGGGACTGAGTACGCAAGTGATCCTAGATCAATGCGTCAAACTATCCTTGCTCGTATTTATGGCGGTGATCCTTCCGCTAAAGCTACAGATGAGCAGAAAAAAGCACTTCAACAATACTTATCAAATGGCAGATAACATATCCACTACACAGCAGGGGGTTCGGAGGGCTGGTGAGATGTCCGAAAAAAAACGTAAAGAAACAATGGACGGCATAATGGCGCAAATACAACAAGCCCCTGATAACATAGCCGAAGTCGAACGCGCCATTCAGAAATACTTTGGAGACGACAGACCGTTTATGGCGGCTTTGCTTGGGAATGTACACGTTGAAAGTGGTGGATCTTATACGTTTGACAAAAAACAAGACGACGGTGGTCCAGGACGCGGGATATTCCAATTTGATTTTCATAAACCATATTATCAAACATACTTAAAAGGAACTGGACTAGAAGACAGTGTTGATACTCAAGTTCGATACGTCAGAGATGTACTCTACAGGGACAAAGAAACTGCCAAAATCCTGGGTGCAAATGTAGTTGGCGCAACTAAAGCCAAGAAAATCAGGGGATTACTGAAATCTACCAGTGACCCATATGAGTTGTCCGGTATTTTCCTGGACGAGTTTTTGCGACCCAGCAAACCGCATCGCGAAAAGAGAATGCTGGCAACTAAGGCATTTGTTTTTAAGCACGTACCCGCTAAGTAATTTATGGAAGAAGACATCAAGGCACTAAGCCAACACGAAGCGTTTGCACGTTTCATTCAAACAATAGAAGCAGCACGAGAAGAGTCCATACAGGATCTTAATGGGGCCAGCACTGAGGGTATACAACAGCTTGCTGGGCGCATCTGCGCGTACGACGACATCCTTGCACTAGTCAATTGGGGGTCGCTACGCAAACAACACCAACAATCGCTTGTTTAGTGTGTTATAATGAATTTATCGCTATCGTCTAGCGTTGTAGGACGGACAATTTATGGAAACTAATCACCCAACCGCGAACACCGACGCGGAACCAAGTTCGGTGGGCAATACATCAGTGGCGCAATTTGCAATGCGTCGCTTGGGAGAAGGCCAGGAGGAAGCGCAAAATTCGCAACCAACTGAACCGGAAACCGAAGAATCGCAGGAGGTAGAAGAAGTTGCGGAGGAGACAGTCGAGAGTGCTGAACCCGAAGTAACGGAATCAAATCCCGATGAAGTTCTTTCACAGTACGAACTCGACGATATGTCGGAGGAGGAGTTGCGCGAACTGAGCCAGAAACTTGGCAGTAAGGCAGTTGCTCGTTTTGGTGAGCTTACCGCAAAGCGGAAAGCAGCCGAAGAACAACTAGCTAAGCTCCAGGAGTCATTGCAGCAACAAGCCAACAATCCACTCAACCAATCTGCTGAGGTTAAAGACAATCCGTTTTCTGATATTGAAAACGTAGAAAGTCTGCAATCAAAAGCCCAGGAGGTTAATCAGGTTATTGAGTGGGCTGAAGAGGTTTTGTTTAACTCAGATGGATATGGCCCAAATGACGTTGTAACAAGTGTAGAAGGACAGGATTTAACAAAAGCTGAAGTACGTCGCAGTCTTATGAATGCACGTAAAGGACGGGATACATACCTACCTGATCAACTTAATTCAATCCAATCCAAAGAACAGGCGGTACAACTACGTGAGTCTTTAGATACCAGAGCCAAGCAGGAATTAACCTGGCTGGACGGGGAGCCTAATGACACACGACAACGGTATCAGTCCATGTTGGATGATCCTAGACTTGCGAAAGTCATGGAGGCTGCCGACCCGGACATTTCCGCCCAACTACCATACCTTATGGCTCATGCTGCTAACAGTATGTATGGACGTAAAGTAATCTCCGACAAACCAAGCACACGTCTAAACCCGCCAAGCCAACCAAATTCGACGGCTGCGCAATCAGACAAAAGTGCCAATCCAAGAGCGAAGACTATGAAGGATCTCACCAGTCGATTCAAACAATCAGGCAAGAAAGGTGATTTCATAACTCTCAGAACTCTACAATTACAAAACCGCTAATATCCTAATATCATGGCTGTATCTAATACATACGACACTACAAATCCAGGATCAGCTGTTTCTAATCGTGAGGATCTTACAGACGTATTGTCCATCCTCGCGCCAGAAGAAACACCTGTCCTTTCATCCCTCAACAAGCAAAAAGCATCTGCTACATTTGTTGAGTGGACCGTTGACACACTATCAACTCCTAACGCAGACGGCATCGCAGAAGGCGCGGACGTTTCTTCCTTTACGGACAAGTTCTCAGGACGCGCACGTCTTGGTAACTACGTACAGAAGTTCCGCCGCGACTATCTCGTTTCCGACCTTCAGGAAGCCGTTGACTCCGTTGGCCCAGCAAAGATTGCTCAAGCCGAAGCGAAGTCCATCCGCGAACTGAAACGTGACATTGAGCTTGCTCTTTGCTCCGAGAACGACCGCCAACAAGAAAACGGTGCCGGCAATGCCTACAAGCTCCGTGGTCTTGGTAAGTGGATTGAGTCCACTACTAACACAGGTGGTGCTGGTGCATCTTCTGACATTCCAGATGACTTCAAGACACCTGCAAGCAGCATTGACGCTACTAGTAACGTACTCACTGAAGATAATTTCAACTCAGTTATTACCTCCATCTACCGCGAAACTGGTGCTGTTGATTCCCTGATGCTCATCGCTGACACTGCGCTTCGTCGTCAAATCTCTGACTACGCTCGCCTTGGTAACCAAACAGAATCCATTCGTAATGTAAACTACGAAGGTGGTTCTGCGGAAATCAAGTTGTCCGTTGAGTTCTATCAATCCGATCACGGTCTTGTTTCTATCGTAAATGCTAACCCTGATTGTATGCCCGCTACAGCGGTTGCAAACAACCAAGGTTACCTTGTTAACCCTGACTATGCTGGTATCCACGAACTGATCCCAATGGGTTCAACTCGTCTTCCAAACATGGGCGGTGGTGAGCGCGGTTATGTTGACTGCTCGCTTACTCTGGGTGTCTACCACCCACAAGCGCACGGTAAACTCACTGACGTATCTTAATCTTAACAAAGGAGATATAATACTATGGCTAAGAATAACAAATCAACTAGCTTAACAACTAGCGAAGCAGCGTTTGGACGTACAGGTTTCCTGCACTTTGACTATGAGGATCTTCAATCAACTGGATACTTATCCAGTGGAGCCTCTGGGTTAATGGGTGCAGCAAGTCAACTCGTTTTAGATGTTCTTAAACCCGGTGAATACATCGAATATGTTACGGTTACTTCCATTACAGCAGCAGGAGGTGATACGGACTTCACAATTGATGTCGGAACAGGCAATCACAGCAACACCGCCCCTGATAACCTTCTAGATGCAGGTGCATTGGGTGGCCTTGCTGCAAATGTTAGTTTACACGGCCTCGGTGTAGCGGATTCTTGCAATACATCAAACGCAAACGTAGGTTTGTTGATGGAGTTTGAATCCCTTACTGTTGGGAACTTAAATGCTGGTGAATGGGTAATTGCATGGAAAAAGGCTTCGGCCCCACTTGCTCAGACACAAGGCTTGGGTGACTAATTAATTGATTCTGGTTGGGGGTGGCTGCGTAGCGGCCACTCCCTTCCTTTCAATCTATGGAAATTATTACTAAATTACCCCGCTACGCTGATGGCGAGGTTGACCGCGCCTTTATGAAGGAAATCAAAACTGGTTTCCGGATGGAGGCAGAACAGGCCGAGGACCGAGACAAGGAAGCCCGCAAGGAGGCTAATAAACTTAGGGGTAAAACACACCCAACTCTGGGCAAATGCGTGGCTGTAATGCACCCTAGGGACTTCTTCCGGCTGACAAACAAATACGGCCACAAGGAGGTACACTCAAAGGAGTTCCTCAAGTATTTTAATAAGAAGCACAAAGATCTGTCTCCAAATAACGCATAATGCAAACAAGAACCTACGGCGATTTATTTAAACTGATTCAATCTCTTTCCGGTGTTGGGTCATTTGCTGCTTCTGAACAAGATGATATAGCAAACTTTATCAATCGCAGGTACTTTGAAGCATACAGCACAAGCCAGGGATGGCCCCGGTTTTTAGTTTCCTCCGAGGAACGTACTATTTCATCACTTGTTCTTAGTGGAGTAACAGCAGGAGATACAACCGTTAATGGAAATTATATACTTGCTGGTCAATCCAGTTCTTCCGGGGATGCTGTTTTAGGTAGCAATGTTTATTATCAGGCTGGCACGAGTATTACTTCTTCAACAATTACTGGTCCTTTAATATACAAAAGGGATGCAGCCACAGATGTCTGGGTTATTGCTGGTGGAAGTGGTACAGCAACTATCAATGCAGACAAAACAATAACTGTCACTGGCAACGGAACGGATTATTTTCTTCAAAATGATGGAGTTGATTCAGGCACGCCAGTTGGCATAAATGTTTGGTCCACTGTAAACGCGGTCGTTGCAACAGGGACTCCTCAAGTTGAAGACGTTACCTTGGTTCCTTATGTACAATTAGGCAAGGACACTATTGGTGAGTTCATTCGGATTCACAGAGAGAAAGCCTTCCTGAATAACTCAACCGTTGAGTACGACTTCTTTGTGGATGTAAATGGAGCTAATATTTTAAATATTACTAACTCTACGGATAGTAAAGCATTCGTTACTTACAAGCAACAGTTCTCCCCCCTTACAACATCCAGCAGTTATGCGGATTCAACCGAACAAGTCCCTGCGGAGTTCTTCCACTATATAGGACACGCAGCATACGCCGACTTCCTGCGCATGGATGGGCAAACAGGTAAAGCTATGACCGAAGAAGGTATAGCGACTAACTACCTAGCCCTGGAATTGGAGCGCGTGGACAATATGATGAATCAAAATACTGCGCTGAAACGATTTACAACATACGTTACTAGACAATCAAGGTAAAATAATATTATGGCATCTTCACGCAACAACACACTTGAATTTTCTTCTGGGGGATCAATTATTGTATCCACTAGCAGTTCTGATGTAACAACCTCTGGTTCGTTTGGAGCAATCCAATGCTTGCAGGATACTACTTTTGGTTCCTCAGCAGCGGTTGTTTCAACTAATGTAACTGATCCAGATTTATCTGCTCCAGATAACCTAAACGGCAAGACGCTGGGTGCTGGAACTATCCTTTACGGGAACTTTACATCAGTTAAAGTTAACACAGGCTTAGTAGCTCTCCACCGCTTGGGATAATATGCACACTAGTCTGGATCAGGCACTCGGTCGTCAGCCCCGCCTGAACAGGGTGGGCCAAAGCCTCTTGAACATTGGTTCTGGGGC